CCGCTCTGGGAGTCGAAGGTTCCGCGTGAGACACAACGCACGATTTGAACGGCTTGAACATCCGAAAGGTGGGTCGCGTCAACATAGGCTTGATCGAGTTTACCCGCGCTCGGGGTGATGATTGCGGTACAGGCTTGTCGACAGGAGTCTGACATCTGCTTTCCTCGATGAGCCGCAAGATCACGCATAAACCGGGTGGCGTCGGTGCGAAGTCCATCACCATTGCGCTTCTTGTTCTTCCTCTGACTGCTGGGTTTCGGTCTGACAGTCTTCTGATTCATGTGGCGATGATTTTTGTCCTTTCAATTCCCTAGGGGTTACCCAACCCCTGTCCACAGCAACCTCCTCTAGCTAGCTGTGGCCTGATACGTGCTTAATAGTCTTGGACTTTAAGCACGTAGTGCAACGGGTGTTCGATAAAACTAAACAATGTCGCGGAAGCGTACATATTTTCAAGTTCCATCCAACCCTCGCTTGTGCCGTAGCGCTTGCGCATGAGCTCGAGAGCGGCTACCTCATCGAGCTCAAGCGCGGAATAGCGCCCGGTCCCCTTGACCTTATAAGGGTCAGGGTTGTGTCCTGAGTGGTCCCGGAATTTTGCGACATAAGCTCGCAATACGGGCACCTGGAGCATGGTGGCATAACCATTAGCAACATCGGCTGCATGGCGGGCGCACGCGTCGCGGAGAGGCAGACGGTACACCGCGGCCAAGTCCGAAACCGACTTGCCGACCTTCAAAATACGGCTGGGAGTGGGACCCCAGACGCGTCCTTCGACGGTCGGCCACCAAAGACCTTTGAGAAAACAAGCCGTGCCAAAAGGAACCTCTCCACCGGTGGCTCGAAAACCAAGATAGAGGGCACGAGTTTTGAAAATCTCTTCAAAGTCTCCAATAGGTGCTACAGCTGCTGCGATGCTTGAACAGACTACAACGCCGATGCACACGACACCGTTCCCCGTAGTGGTGTTAGCACCACCGGTCGGTCGAATCATGCGCTTGGCAAAGCCTAGGATTCTTGTATCAGCAACGCGTGGGTTGGTAGCAGCGGTTCGAAAAAGACAATCACACACCTCAGCAGGAACGCCGAAAACCTTCATCATGATCAGCTCATAGGTCAGAGGCCCTTCGGATTGAGACTGGTCAAACTGAGAAAAGTCAAGGTTAAAGTCTTTGGTGACACCATTAGCGGTTACCCGCAAAAGCTGTCATCACCAGCAACAAAAGCCGAGACTACCATCTTGTGGTGGCTTTGGGAGTGACGTTCCTCAACCTCACGGAAGTACATCGTCAACTGCTCGTCATCAGACGATGAACAGTAGTAAACATAGATTTCCACATTTTCATCCTCATAGAAGGGAGTGTCGCCGGAAAACACTTCCTTAAGTCGAGTGACTAGACCGCGCATGTACGGACCACAAAACACCTGTGTGAGGGGGTTCACATTGCAAATGGCACGAGGCTTGTACTTAAACAATGCCTCGTTAGCCTTCACGAAGTAACTACACGAGTAGAGATGATCAGTGTGAATATTAACGGAAGGAGCACGCTCCATGAAATATTCCATGCGTCGGCGTTTGGCACCAACAAACCCTGCTAACCAGTCGTCGACATGTTCTTCCCAAATCAGAGGGAGGTAGGGTCCGCCGTGTTGTCGCAAGACACACTCCGGCATGACCTCCGTGAAGAAGGTGAACATCCAACGACGCCGCTG